CTGACCGTAGATGTCGGTAAATTGCAGGCGGCCGATCTTTGCCGTGTTCGTCCTGCCGTCGCGCAGCATCGCTCCGTAAGCGGACGGATACTCAGCCATGTGTTCGCCGAAGAGATACGACGCATAATCCGCATAGGCAGCCCGCAGCTCGGCGCAGAACTCCGACGTCTCGAACGATGCCTGATTGACGATCGTCGCCGAACCGAGCGGGATATTCGATGTCGGCGTAGTACCGTCGACCGATTGACTTTGCAGGAATTTGTCGAAATTCATACCTGCTTTTCTATCGTTCACTCCATTTTTTCGGCGGATATACTCGATCGTCTGTCCTTCATCGAGCAGCACTCCGGTCAGCGAAACCATATAATTCCGGTCGTCGGCTCTTCTTGTGAGTGTCGCGCCGCTGACAACATCGATGCTTGTCCATGTCTCCACATACCCTCGCGACGAGATAACCACCCGACCGTCGGTCTCATCTGCTTCGGCACTCCATCCTCCTCTATCGTAAGCCGATAGGGTGACATTTAATATCTTGTACGTTTTGAATGTGTTATCGATTTGGGTCGCGAGTTGAGCAATAGAAATGCCGGCAGCATAGGTTATCGAAATATCGTATGTCGAAGCAATTCGCAGCACGATCGTCCCGCCGGCGGCCAGATCGAAGCCCGACAAGGCGACCTCATATCGATAGGCCCACGTTGCGATACCGGGCTTGTCGAGTTGCGCGATCAGCACCCTGTCGCCCTGCCGCGCATAGACGACGGCCAGCGGGGTGAGGCTTTCAGGCAGCTGTGCGGCCGAGAGGGTCGCACCCTTGACGAACCGGATCGCACCGGCCGTCTTGTCGTAGACGGCAAGATCGCCAACCGTAGCGGCGTCTTTTTCCACGAAGGCGCCCCAAGTCGCCGCGAAGCCGATCTGCCGAGCCTGCGCAGCGGCATTGACAGCGTACCACTCCGCGTTCGAGGGATCGGTCAGTTTCGCGTAGACGTCGGCATGAACCGTCACGGTGATCGCTGCGGTGTTGCCCGCATTCTCGACAAGATATTGCAGCGATTCAAGCGACAGCAGCGGAGAATGTGCGAATGTCAGGCTGCTTCGCAGATTCCGGATGCGCACGCGCTCCAAAAGCGGACAATACGCGAATACTTCCGTATTGATCGCAACGCTGTCGCTCAACAAGATGACCCCGACGACGGTTTTGAGTTTCGAGCAGGAACGGAACAGGTTGCGACAATCGATTAAACCTGCCGCGGTATCGTCATTGACAGCGATATATGCTTTTTCGAGCGTCGATCCTGCAAAGGCCGAACGGGCTGTCGTCAAGGCTCCATTGTATCCGGTTACATCCGCTCTCGGAGGCAGATTTACGGGGATAGTGGCATAGAGGAGTTTGGATGTCCAATCAACGCCGTTGAGCACGTTATGCGACTGCTCGTAGATCTTGGTCATCGTCGGGGTGTCGATTCCCGTGTAGTCGGCCACAGTCCAGCTCTTCGCCGTATCGTCCCACACCGCACCGGCCGCCACGAAGAGGTCGTGCAGCGGAGAACCCGAAGGGGTGAGCAGCGATTGCTGGTAGTCGAGCACGGCCGTGCCGCCCGTTGCAGTCGGAACATACGGCAGATCGAGGCCCGCGCCCGACGTGTCGCGCCACTTGTCTGCCAACAAACCGGCAGCGATGTATTCGGCGACAAGTCCAGTGCGCATCTCACCCGACAGAGGCAGCATATACCGTTCGGGCTCGCCGCCGTTCCACAGCGTGACGACCTCCGAGGCCGTGAGGGCGTAGTTGAAAAGACGTGCGCCGAGGATAATGCCCGGGTATTTCAGCTGACCGGTTTTCAGCCCGCCCAGCGAAAACCCTACGGGAGCTGTATAGGCGGCGAAATCCGATGTGCGATTTCGTGCGATCGAATTAAGATACCCGACGGCTTCGCCTTGTTTGTCGACCGTGACGATTACCTGATAAACCTTACCCGTTTCGATCTTGTCGTTCAGAAGGTATTTCCCGCAGAAGACGAGATAGACGTAATCGTCTATCGTGTACAGATAAATCCCCTTCGAAAGCGTGCTGTAATCGTGATCGGAAAACAGCAGGTGGATAGCGCCCTTCGTATATTCATTGTGCGAGAAAACCACGGAAAACGTTTTGTTTCCGTCGATGAGGAGTTGTGCATGATCGGAAAAGAAACAGCCGTTGCCCGTTTTGACGCCCGTCTGACGCCCTTCGAGAGGAGCTATCTGCGACGACTCGACGAAGCCCGTCGCGGGGTCGAGGTCGGCTTTGCCGGTCACCATTCCCGGAATCTTCGCGGCCTCTTTATTCGCATTTTCCGCAGCATCGTCGGCCTTCTTGGCCGATGCGTTCGCCGCTTCGGTGGCCGCAATGGACTGGTCGAGCAGATCGTCTATCTCCTCGCCCGTGTGTCGGCTCTGGTAGTAAGTGGTATTGTTCTCTGCCATGATTCTATTCTGTTTCAATTACATTGTGATCGAGGCTTTCCATGAAAGCCATTGTCAATTTATCTCCGCAAATGCTGTTGAGCATTTGCCATTCTTCGTCGGTTAGTTTGATCGCACCCTGACTGTTGTATATCTTTTCGGCCAATAGATGACCGGCAATACGTGTGGCTGTGACGAAAATAACATCTGCTATTTCCTCGCGAATATCCACTATCTTCGAAGCAGTTCTTTTATAGTTTGTAAAGAACTTGAATTCTTTGAAATTGATGGTCTTTCCCATAATCAGTATGATCTGTTAATTAAATATCCGCTACCGTCCCATATTATATCGAATCTTCTGTATTCGTTGTAGGCAATAGAAATCGTCTGATTGCTTTTATCTTCCTGCGTGGAACCATGTTGGAGAATACAAGAGGCAGGCACATGAATATAGCAATTACCGTCTGCTACTTTCCATATTCTGAAAATCTGTCCCTCGTAAAGTTTATCTTTTTGAGGAAGCGTTACTCCTGTCTCCGCCCCTGCAAGTTCTATTTCGCAATCTGTCGAAGGGTCTACGGTATAGGAACCTGAATTGATCTTGTGAAGTCCGCGTGCCACACTTTTTAGCTGCGATGTACCTTCGACAATTGAAATTGCGCTGTTTTTGTATGCACCAGTTGCACGTATAGTAATAACAACATTTTCGCTGGAAGGATCAATTATAGATCCTAAAACATGTTGTTGGATATTGCTGAAATAGGCAATCCCCTGTACTCCCAAAACACCTGGGACAGAATCCAAACCAATAATGGCAAGTAGCGAATTATCAGAGGAATGAAATTCGATATTTCTTGAATCTAAACCCATACCGGACTCACCGGTTTCAACACCAATTCTACCTGAATGAATGGTTATCCCTCCGATCGTACCTCCTGTTGCTGTAAGATCAGCCGTCGTGATTTTGCCGGTTATTTCGGCATTTACAGCATATAGTTTTCCTGCTTGCGTCACACGGAAGGGCGCGGTATTCATTGATTCTTTTCCCGATCCCGCCCAAATCCTCACACTGTCATCGGTTGTTCCGGCGCCCGTGATACCAGCCTTGACAGAAACCTTTGCATCTCCAAGTTGAATGGTACCCGTAGTGATGAGCCCGTTTTCTACTGTTGTTGCCGTGTCGTCGCCGGTAATCACCCAGCCCTTCTCCCCGTAGTAGGTCTTCGTGTATCCCAGCGGATTCCCGTCGGCACCGACGGGCGACCACGTGTCGCCGGCTTTCATGTCCGTCGGCGGATCGCTTTCGGGATTGGTGTAGCGGTGCGACGCCTTGTCGCCCGCGGCTTTCTGCGCCGCATCGATCCGTTTGAGGATTGCGTTGCGCTCGGTGTAGTAATAGCGTATATCGTCGTAGTCCTCTTCGACGGGAATGTTTTCGGGCGTCGAAGCCGTATATTTGGCAAAAGCGGCGATCGCCAGGTCGTATTGCTGGTTGTAGTTGTTCGTACTCACTTCGTACAGGTTCGCCTGTGCGACGATCGTGTCGTGCTCGGCCCGAATGTCAGCCTCCTGCTGACGCATCGCCGTCTTCTCGGTGGGCGAGATCACGTCGTCCGAGGCCCATTCGTCGAGCCGCTTTTTCGCCGATGCGGCCTCCTTCGCCGCTTCGTCGGCCGTCTGCTGGGCCTTGTCGCTGAGCCCCTTGTACACCGCGTCCAGCGCATCGTAGTAGGCCGTGAACAGCTCGGCCAGCCGGCGCGGATCGAAGCCTTCGGTCACTTCGTCGTCGTAGAGCCGCATGGCGGCCAGATAGTCGCGCAGAGCGAGGTAGGCCGTCGTCAGCGACGATGCGGAAGCCTCGCCGCTGCGCAGCATGATCTGCGCGTACTGCTCCGACTGCGGCGCGGTACGCACGAGGAAGATTTCGCCGTCGGCCGTGGCGAAGACGGACAAGCCCTCCGCTGCGGCGGCGATCTGCAACGCATGGTAATACGAACCGCTCCCGCCCATCTCGACGACGCTCGCCGCACCGTTGATCGTCTCCCACTGGATGCGCATCTGCTGCTTCTCGACGATATCGAATACCGTGTCGTCGTTCATTGCGGCAATCGCATCATTCGCATCACTTGCTGCTTGCTGGGCTTTGTCGATCTGTTGCTGTGCCGTAGTCCATTCTGAGAGATTATGTAGTCCGGAGCTGTTCTTGCCTATAACGATGTCGGCTTTGATCTCCATGCGTCGCCTTGTGGCGCCTTCCCTTCGTTGATACGTGATGTATGTCGAGTCAGTATCGGAGAGATCGCGGTCTCCGAAGAACATGTCGCCGTAAACATACATGTAGGCTTCGCCGGTAAAAGGGTTGACACCCTGCCCGACATAGTTTTTCTCCGAGAGGGTATAACTGTCGATGTGTGCGAGTATGACGATAGAACCTCCGTTTGTGGCATCTATGACTACTGCCGATTGCCGTGCAACGTCAGTTCTATTACCGAACTGTACGATATTGTCTCCCTCGTCGGGGATTCCGTTGCCGTCAGCGTCCGTTTTCGAGAGATCGACGTAGTTCTCCGTAACGGCCGTAACCAGACGCCAATAGTACTTTATAACCGTATTGCCTTCGGCAGCGTATCGTTGGCAACGAACTTGGTCGCCGACTTTAAGGCCGCTGTACTTAGCGCCATCGTGATTGTTGTAGTAACATCGATATGCCGTTGCCGTCTCTTCTACCGATGTGCATTCGAATCCCCCGCAGGAAAACACCGTTTCTCCGGTGACGAAATCCGTTTGCCGGATGACGAGTTCATTGAAAACAGCATCCTTGCGCACGATGAGCCGATCGGCTTCCACGACGGAATTGCCGGCTGCATCTTTATACATTGCATACCCGGCTCCGGAGAAATCTCCTTGTCTGAAATCGCGCGATACGATGTCGCCGCCGACAGCTACATCTTCCGAGAATAACGTGTTGCCTTGTACTACACCCCCTTTGCGCTTGTTCAGAAACAACGTCTCGATCGCTAAGGCGGAGTAGGTGTTGTAGTCTGTGGGGTATGTAAGATCGTATTTCGATCGTATGAGGTAGATGCCGACCCCTGACACTACACCGATTCGTTCGGCATAGGCTGCGGCGGCGATGCTCTTTTCGATCTTTCCGAATCGGGAATATGCCGTGTTGTCACCGACAGTGTATGTGGCGATATATTCGTTGTAAAGTTTCTTTTCATATCCTTGAATGCGAGACAACCGCCCCTGCTCGCCGAACCGAGGGCCGATGAGTAACACTTTTTGCCCGACGTCGTAGTTTTTGTTGTTCTCTTGACAATATACGGGATTTGTAGGGCACGGGTATACATCGGTGTCGCTGCTGTTTTTCGCTGCCCACGATTTGCCGGCTTCCAATAGCTCCTGTTCGGCTTCTCGTATACGCTCCTCGGGCAGGTTAACGCCGGTCAGAACAAACGTATCGCCAGGTTCTGGATGAAGACTTTCGTTGGGAATTATGATCGGTCGTTCCTCTCCCGAATCCTGTGTCTGCGCAATGATTTCGAATTTCTTGTCAAAATGACTTTCGTTGATGCTCAGTTCGAAATCCCAGCCATTGAGGCTGCCGCTGGTAAAATGCGCTCCTATCGTTTCTCCCGAGATCAGGTCGTCTGGTGTAAATGGAGTATCTGCACACACCATGACGTAGGCATCGAATTTCGTCCCGTCATCCATCGAACGCTCGACAGTTTCTATGCTCGTAACGGTTTCCGTATTCTTGGGATAGATGTCTTCGAAAAAGGCAACTTGCTCCACGATGTCGTTGGGGTCGAGCGGCGTCCATGCGTCGATGTATTGCTGGCCGTTCGGCAGGTGTAGGCGTGTCTCCGATATGTGGTTGGTCACTCCGCCTTGCTCGGAGGAGGCGTAGTCGCTCGTAAGGTTGCGGGTGGAGCCGAAGACGTAGAAACGAGTGCCATAGTTCGAGTTGTCGCCTTTCTGCTCGGGAATAGAACTTACGACATCACCGCGTTCGAACCGTTCGGGTGTTCCGAATTCCAGCTTGCCGAAATAAATCCATATTTCATCGCCGTTTTCGACCGTCCACCACTCCACGTCGAATGTTTCGGCAATCGTGTTGATCGCATCCCAGCAATAATCGGCATCGAAAGAGACGAGTTTCACTTGCTTTGCCAGATCGTCAGGTACGGCAGCTACTTTCCAGTCTGTCGTGCCCAGAAAGGCGTTCATGTTGTCGGCGATGAGATTACCGAAGGATGCGAGGTCGGTCGTGTCGCTGAACGTCGCTTCGTCATTGGCTCCTTTCAACCAGAAGACCTTGCGGCGCTTCATGTGGTTTTGCCGTGCTTCGAATTTAGGCGTGTATTTATATCCGCCTGTCGTGGCGTTGTATTCGGGACGGGTTTTCTGGGATATGATCTCGAATTTTCGTCCGCCATATAATATATAGCTACCCGTTTTGAAATCTACTTGCTCTGCGGTCTCGAAAGACAGTTGGACGTAATAATCGCCCATGAGTTCGTATTTCACGATAGCTTCGCTTGTGATAGGAGCCTCGTATAACTGATAGCCTTGTCGATCGAATATAATCATGTATCTTCGTCGCTGATGTGGTCTGCATCCTCACAGACACTTCAAAGGTCGTTATGTTCGGCACGTTATGCAAGAGTATTGAAAAATATTTTTCGTTCACATTTTTTGTGAATATCGAAATAAGCACTATATTTGCTTTATGAAATCATTGAATAATGGATATAGTTTTCGAGAAGGAGTACTTGGAGGATTTATACTTTAAGGGAAAGAGCAAGGATAAAAAGCACCGTTTACAGCCGGAAATCATTAAGGCTTATAAACGATGCATAGACCGACTGGCGTCCGCTCCGAATATAGAAACACTATATCAGATTCATGCTTTGAATTACGAAGTATTGGTTGGTGACAAAGCTGGTATTTCATCCGTTCGCATCAACGACAAGTACCGCCTCGAATTTAAGGTATGGGAGCAACAGGGAGAGAAAATTATTACTTTATGTCATATATTGGATATTAGTAACCATTACCGTTGAAATCATGGAAACGACACGCAAGATTTATAGAGAGGATGAACTTATTCCATTTGAGCCGACCCATCCGGGGGAGATTCTTAAAGAGGAATTGGAGAGCCGCGGAATTTCACAGCGAAAATTCGCGGAGATAATAGGTATTCAGTACACGGCATTGAACGAAATAGTGAATAGCAAGCGCTCGATTTCTACCGATTTCGCAATTATGTTGGAGGCAGCATTGGGTATTGACGCTATTTTTTGGGTGAATCTACAAACCCGCTATAATATGCAAACAGCCAGAAAAGACAGTAAATTGCTGGAACGTATCAAGCGGATCCGCAGGGTTGCCGCAATATTGTAGGATCGTGTTATGGAAAGAATCGAAAAAGTCTGGTTTGGCGGTGGGAATGTTTACATCTCTACCGATAAGGGCGGACAATACCATCGTCCGTTAGAGTTTTTCCCGATACTCAAAGAGGCTACTGATGAACAACGAAATTCTTATAAGATAAATAAGTTCGGAGATGCCATACGATGGGCGGATATTGACGAGGATATTCATATATCGAGTTTTTACGAAACATCCGAGCCTGATTTGAAGAATAATGTTATCGCTGAAATATTCGCTCGATTCCCGCAACTGAATGTTTCGGAGGTAGCCAGAACGATAGGAATACACAAAAGTTTATTGTCTAAATACATTTACGGTACCAAAAAACCGTCTGCCAAACGCACTGAGGAGATTATCGAAGCTATAAGACATATCGGGCGTGAATTGGCAGCCATATGAAAATGGAAAAGACGTGAAATTACAGAGATGTAACCTAATAAATAGTTTTTTTAGGAGACAATATAATATGCTGATAGTCTCACGGGAAGATAGAAAACAATAGCCGAGGTTTTGCCTCGGCTATTGTTTTGATGATTGTATAAGTATCAGATACCTAATGAGGGCCTTTAAAGTTGTGATAATACAATTATTCCGATTATTATTCCGAGGATGTACATAATCAGAAAGAAAATTAATATTCCTTTTATTGTAGATATTCCAGCTATTAATTTGGCTTGTTTTTCCTGACGATAGCTTTCAAGCAGAGGCCCGTATTCATCATTAACTTTTTTGATGAATTCGTTATACTCCATTTCCTTTTCCGCACAACTTTCGAAAAAAGCTTTTATGCTCTTCTCATTATCTTCTATAAGTTTATGGCTTTCATATGGATTATCATATAGACCACTCCAAAAATACTTGTGAGCAGACAATACTTTGTCCCAATATTTCCATACCACCGTTTTATCGGTTTTCATATTATTAGATTATTTGGTTAGTGTTGTAAAATTACAATTTTCATCAAATTTATCAATGATTTCAAACAACTTTTTATCCTTCGATGAAAAAAGTTGTTTTTTCTTGCTTGAATCAAGTGTATTTTATACATTTGCATTGCTTAAACCATAATGCGGTACGAATACCGCCGATATATTCGGCGTTTTTTGTGCCTATTGTAGAATTATTTGCCCTTGTCGTGTTCGGTAGCGGAAACGCCCGGAAGGTTTGCATTATGGATCCTTAGCAGCACGTAACAAGGGCTTTTTTATTGCTAAAACCGTAATGCCAACCAACAATTCGGGTGCAATCGCACCTGTAACGCCCGTATCGGGCGAAAACTCACCCCTTGTCGCTGTATTCGACAATCTCGATTCTATCTACCTTGCCCACGCCAGCAAGCTGCACGAGGTAGCCGCCACGATCAGGGGCACCGGACGCCCAAATGACGCTCTAACGATTCGTTATTACGACGTTGAGGCGGGCGGCTGGCGGTCGTTTAAAGTGGAGAATTTCGTAACGGTATATTGATATGTTCAAGAATCGAGAAAATGACATACTGGATCGCACCCGCTTTTTGATTCAAGGGCTGAAAGATTATACTGATAATCGAATAGATGAGACGGTTGAAGATACCGTTAGACGGGTGTTCGAAGAACGGCGACGGAAACGAAATGAAATAGTCACAATCATAACAGGACTTATTGCATTTATGTTTGGGGTTATCTGCGTTAGTCTTGTATTGAAAGTGATTATGACTGCCCCTGATTGCACGACTTTTGAAAAGATCGCAGGATGGATAGTTTCCGGCTCGTGGTTTTTCTTTGTCTTCAAATTCATCGACGAATAACCGCCCTCGGCCCTTGCGGTTTCAAAAATAAGGGCTATATTTGCACTATCCTAAATCTAATGCTATGAATTATTCTATACGCAATTTGCCGTCTATGGTGGGGGTATCGGAAACGACCCCAACGCTTGCATTAGAGCGTAGGACACCTTACGACGGCTTTTTTGTTTATCCTAAATCTAATGTCACACACTCAAAAACAGGGTACAATCGTGCCCGCTGCCACCGTCACATCTGACGGAACCCCTCGCCCCAAAATGGGCGATATTCAAATTCTCCCGATTAACGCCAACGCCCGTAAATGGCTGTCTTTATTAGATGCGGCGTACGCATTGCGTATTATCCACCTCCAAAACTGAATTACTATGACATACTCGGAAATGGCGATTAGAAAAGCCGCATTAGAACAATTACAAAGGACCCTAAAAATTATATACGAACGAGATATTAAGGATAACAAAATATTCACATTCGGTAGTCTCTCAAGTGGTTATATCTCGTTTGGTTTTTTCAAGGATATCGATAAGACATACAGGCGGTTACTCGATGAAATTTACACCCAAATAGGGACGTGTGACTTCATATTGGATGCTGTCGACGAGATAACGGGTTTGACGAACAATCGTAAAACGCAAAAAGATTGACCTATGGACACTCCGCAGATATTCAGTAATGAAAAATTCGGCCGTGTGCGGATAGTCATGGCCGACAATAAGCCGATGTTTCTTGCAAATGATGTGGCTAAGGCTCTTGGGTATACCAATCCCCGAAAAGCGGTTGGCGATCATTGCAAGGGTGTAACGAAACGTGACACCCCCACTAAAAGCGGAAATCAGCAAGTTTCATATATCCCAGAATCCGACGTATATCGCCTTGTCATGCGTTCGAAACTCCCGCAGGCAGAGCAATTTCAAGACTGGGTTTGCGACGAGGTGTTGCCGACTATTCGCAAAACCGGCGGTTATGTCGCTGCACACGACAATGACACGCCCGAAATGATTATGGCTCGCGCCGTCCTTGTAGCGAATGAAACTATTGCCAAACAGAAGCAGCAGCTCGAACAAGCCCACAAGCAGGTTGCCGTTCTCGCGCCCAAAGCCGAACTTATGGACAAGGTGCTCGACACCGACCAGAAGATCGATGTCGGGCAGTCGGCGAAGATTCTCGGCCTGCCTTTCGGCCGCAACACGCTTTTTCAAAAGCTGCGCGAACGCGGCATCTTCTTCTGCAATCGCAACGAGCCGAAACAAGAGTATATTAACCGAGGCTATTTCGAGTTGAAAGAGAAATTGATCGACCGTAACAATCACGAATCTTTCACGGTCATCAAAGTCCTTGTCACGCAGAAGGGCCTTGATTTCTTGGCCCGGCAATTCGAGGTTGTCCAAACGCCCAAGAAAATGGCGACCATAAAATGACCCCTGTACAATCCCAATAGCTCACGTTGAGAGCGCTCCGCAACAATGCGGAGCGTTTTTTGTTTCATGTCCTGTTTGCGGGGTTCGGCTCGTTGAATTTTACCGATAATTTCGATGTACACCGATCGGCGGACAAAGAATAGCTATTGGAACTTCCCATATAGGTTAGGTGATAGTTGACGTCGTTTCCAATAGCCGGAACATTGATAGTAACCTTTCCGGTCTGCAAGAGCGTGTAAAAGCTCCTGAGATTGGCGAGATGATCTTCGGGCGTACTTCCCATTATGACAAATGAGAGTGTTACATCGCGTGCGGCAAGGAGCGGGTTATTGTACAACACCTCTTTGCCGTTTTTGAGACGGTCGTCGTTTTCGACGAAATCTTTCAGTCCAGCCGGCGCGAGAAGATTGGCGATAAACGAATCTCCCATGACGATGCCGATAGACTGTGCGTCGGTTCCATTTATAAAGAGGTCTCCATTCATTTTATTTCTCGGTTAAGACTTTGCGTAAATATAATTCTGCCGAATCGATTACGTCATATCCCTTTGAACTGACAAAGGATGCATAGAACATTCCGTCGCCAAATACGACGCCCGTGTTGGGTTTGTCGGCTTTGTCGAGCATCTTGTTTGCCGAATCACGTGCGTCCCAATAGATCGCATTCTGATCCCCGATGAAGCGCACCTTCTCTTTTCCGGCATAGGTGACGACATATCCTATCGAGCTGCGCAAGTTCCACGTGTGATTGAGATAATTGGCTTTCTGCTGCTGGATTTTTACCGCTTCCCTGGCGTGTCCGTCAAAATAATCGACGACTTCTTTTTCGATACCGTCGATGAATTTGTCGAGATCGCGTATGTCTTTCTTTATTTTCATGGACTATATCTGATTCGTGTTCCTTTTGATTGCCGCAATATCCTCCGCCATGACTTTCAGGGTGGCATTCATGGCTGAGGTAGTGTCGTTGATCTGTTGAACCTCCATATACGTTTGAACGGCATATTCGAGCATTTCATTATTTACACGCAAGGAAGACGATACGACGTATTGTACCGATATTATTGCATTGAGGATTTGGTTTATCTGAGCTGTTTGAGGCATTACGGCTCCTCGAATGTCGGTGACCTTGCCTTGCACATCTGTGAAACGTCCGTTCAACTCATTGGCCGTATCTTGCGACATTGCCTCGAATCCTTTTGTGGTCGCAGACTGAGCGGATGCAGATGTTTTATCATATCCCGTAGCTTCTGCGATTTGATCCCGCAGTTCTAATCCTCGCTGCACCATGAAATCCCATCCTTCGCGCAAGTCTTTTATCTCTTCGGAATCCAACCCTCCGCCGCTTTCCATTGCTTCGGCGAAATCTTTATACCATTGCTCCATATCGTCTTTGAGCAGTGCGTCCAATTTCGTGCGGAGCATCGCCTTCATCATATAATTCGAGAAGTCATTGGCGAAATTCTCGGCCGAAGCGTCCATATCCATCAAAGTATCGACGAAACTGTCATACAGGCTGTCGAACGAGACTTGTGTCAAGGCTTCGTTCAGCAATTCCTTGTTCTCTTCCAGCCTTTCATTCGATTCGATGAGTTCGTTTATATACTCACGTACTTTTTCAGGAAGATAACTCCAAATGATGTCCGACTCCTTTAAGGAAATAAGTTGATCTGCGGATAGGTCTCCGAGATTCATCGTCCCGGAAGCAAAGGCTTTGGCATAGTCTCTTCCGAGTAGTTTTACCAGATCCAGGTAAAAATTGGGAACTTGTGCTGCAACTTCGTTGAAGTTGTGTTGTGCGGAATGCGAGCCACTGCCGTATTGCAACATCTCGCCTTTGATTGCCTTTATTATGTTGCGCTGCTCCTTCAATGTCGCTTCTGTGGCGTCTGCGGCTGCTTTCACAGCCTCCGCACCTGTGGAGCTTGATATGAGGTCTCGCATTTTGTCGGCGACTTCTCCATATTTATCAGCTAAGGCGTTTGCGCTTTCAATATAATCTTGCATATCGCGCCCTTTGCCGGCAAAAAGAGTTATAAGTCCGCTGACAGCAGTCGCCGCCAATGCAATACCGCTCGTAATTCCGCCCATAATAGAAGAGAATGATGCTTTCCCCTCTTCCTTTATTTCATCTTTGATGGATTGTATGGATTCCGAAAAGGTTCCGGCAGATGTGGCTATTTCGCCCATAACGGAGAACGTATCGGCAAGTTCAGGTGCAAATTCTTGAAGACCTTTTGCAGCCTCTCGAACGGAATCGGCAATGGCTCCGAACGCCGTAGCCGCCTCTTTCCAATCTTTATTATGGGTAGATTTCTTGGCGCCGTTAAGCCGCTTTTCCAAAATCTTGATTTGTGCATTTAATTTATTTATCGTATCGAGATATTGTTTCGCTTCTGGGGTTTCGGACGAATCTAAGGCATCGAAAGCGTTTTTCGCCTCCTCTAATTGTTTTTTGGTTTCGGACATCAGCTTTTCCAATTGCGCTATTGTCTTGTCTGCTAAATCCTTCGTCCATGCTGATGCTTCGACCTCGAATTGTGCTATTGCCGCATTGCGTTCCGCTTCGAGTTGTGCCCGCTCTCCCTCTGTTTGCGCCTTTGCCAGTTTACGATCGTATTCGTTTTTGGTTGCTTGAAGCCGCTCCCGAAAAGTCCCGTATTTTATTAGATATTCATTCCATTGGCGGCTTTCATCTGTATTTATATTCGATACCTTTCTATGAGCCGTAATTTCCGCACCGGCCCTCAGTGAATCGAATAACTTCTGTTGTTGCTCGGTCAAGCCTTTTCCTTGAAGGGCAATAATTTCTCTTTCCCATTTCTCGATCTCGGCTATGCGCTTTTTGTAATCGAGGTCGATTTGGGCAAGACTCTTTTCCGATCCCTCCCGCATGGAGTCTATTTCGGTCTGCTGTGCTTCATATTGCAGTTTCAACAGATCGTCTTGAAGCTTTTTGCGGTTTTTTTCTGTTTGCGATGCGTTCTTTGAGGCGTTTTTCTCCGCTTCCTTGAACGCATCGTTCATCTCATCGGGAGTAAGGGTTGTAAAAAGTTTCTCCGCTTCGGGTGCGAGTTTCTCATTCGCTTTTTCCAATGTTTGGTAGAAAAGTTGGGCGTCACCGTTGAAATCTTTTTCGATGCGCTCCCAGATCGCCTTGCCTTCGTCTCCGAGCTTTTCCAACTCGCCTTGAAACCTCTTTCGGGCCTCCTCTAATCTATCTTCGGCCGCTTTGAGATTATCTTTTACATAGGAAGGGGTAGCAAATGGTGTATACCATCTATCATTATATATATTTGCCTCTTGCAGACTTTTAGAAATGGTGTCATACTGTTTTCGGGCGTTCGTTGCATTTTTTAGCGCTTTCGTATATTCGTCATAGGCGCCACCCGTCAGTTTTATATATTCCAAACTTTCGGTATTCTTAGCTATGATATTTTCCGCCGCTCTGGCTTTCGCGACCTCGATGATCGCATTTTTCAGGTTGTTATATACGTCGATAGCGTTTCCGACCATTATCTGTTCGGCGCTCATATTGGAGAAATAGGCAGGGTAGAGGTCTTGCAACTTCTTTACGGCTGTCGCTCTTTCTTTGTAGGGCTTAGCGGTATCTGTCGCTGCATTGTAAAGAAGGTTCAATTTCGTGATTTCGGCTTGGGCACTTCGCTGTCCTTCGGCCATTGTGGCGTGAAATTGTTGTGCTGCGATCTTGGCCGAATCGAGCGCTTCTTTTCCCTTGAACAATGCGCCGACCCAATCCACGATTTCTTTACCATATAATGTTAAAATAGTAACGCCAGCCACAAGAAGAGTTTGCCAAGAGATAATAGAACGGGCGATCTGTTTCCATACGGGGACAAATGACTCTCCGCTCTTTTTCAGAGCTTGGACGGACTTGCTCGCACGTGCTATTTCGTCTGCCAATATTGGAATATTGTTCGATATTGCGGAAAAAAAGACTTGCGGCCCATATGCCAATGATGGCAATTCTCGTGCGACTTGTTGAATAGAAAACGATAGCCCGTTCCATCCCGAGGCATAGTTGCCGACATTACGCTGGTGATTGCCGATAGAAGCGTCCAGCTCCTTGATTTTTGTGTCGAGGGCCTGAATATTTTTGAGCAGGTTTTGTCCGAATGCACTTCCTCGTTCTCCTTCGTCGAGCGATCTGTAAACTACCCGCATCCGGGAGAGAGCTTGCGACATTTGATCCATTGAACCCTGTGCGACCTGCTCCAACTTGATTTGGTTTGCTACTTCTTGCCGCATTCGCGAAATGGCCTGCTTGTTTTCTTCATAAGCCAAAGAGAGGGACGTCCGGCGTGCAATTTGTTTATCCGTCAACGTAAATCCATCTCGTTCGGCCTTATTTAAAGCATCATATTGAGCCTTCAAACCTCGATTCGCGGCCTTTAACAGTTCTATTTGCTCGATATTCTCACGTTTTGCAAGACTTACTTTATCTAATTCCTCCAATAAGCCCCTCCATGCCTCGGTTTCCGCTTTGACGGCCTGCGTTTCCGCGGTGGAGCCGGCCGACGATGGAGTGGCGGGCGATGCGGCAGTCGATTGCGAGACCGTTTTCGCCGCCTCGTTCTGCATCTGTGCGATCCGCTTCATGGCCTGCTCGACGCGAGCTTCCATCTCGGCGATTTTTCGGTTTATAACATCGAATTCTCTGGTTCCCGACGGAATATCAGCCAGAACCTCTTTCAATCGTTTGAGAGCCGCGATAAAGCTATTAAGCTTATCGGTCTCGGCGTTTATTTTGAATGATAATACGCTCATTTGTTCTTCTGCTTTCTTCTTGCGGCCATCTCCCTGCCGCTGCCCTTAACTATTTTCTTTTCATCTCCCACAAGCGACCGCACCTTGTCTATCATCATCAGCATCATGGTAGGGTAGTTTACTCGCTCGAAAGCATCTTGGTAGCTGATGTTCAGGTGTTCCATCATGGTTGCCATGATACCTGCGATGGAGTTGTTTCCGACAGTCTCCACGATGGCCTTTTTCCGTGTTTTGTCGATTTTTACCGATTCCAGCAGGTCTTTCCCCGTAGTGACGTCGGCGATTTTCTGTGCCGCGATTCGGATTTGCTGGTAGTCGCCGTAGTGTTTGGCGTACCATAGGAACATCCGTTGCTGCCAGCGGCGGTGAAACAGTAGTTTCGACATCGTTTCCAACGAATATTGGTGTCGTCCGTCGGTGGACAGGTTTAGCCGTTCGTTCGCAAAAGCCCGTGCGAGGTCTTTGATGCAGGGTTGATACGCACGGAAACTCAACCGCCCGATCCGCACTGTCACATGATGTTTGTTCAGTAGCGAGGCGGCGACGATGCCAGCAGACTTACTCATGATCTTTTGCGATTGACATCGAGAGTTGTTCCATTACGGCTCCAATTCCGATAATGTCTTCCAGTGGTATCATTTTCAATGTCTTGTTGTAGGCATCGAACAACTCTTCGAACGAGGCCTTTTTCATAAACCTACGCCTGAGAACTATGCGCTTTAATTTGCTGAATATGCTTTTGCTGCCAGAAATACCCAATGCGACGCTTCGAGCCATTGCCGCGAGACATTCGATACTTTTATCTGGCTCTTTTTTCACGTTCCACGCTTGCATGATACGTGTAGCGGTTAGAGGCGACATTTTGTATATGCTGTAACCTTTTCCAGCTATGCGGAAACTAATAAAATCCATATCTCGAATAATTGAAACAACAGGGGCGAGGGGCTTACGCCTCCCGCCCCTTTCCGATGTGATTGCCAGTCGTTATCTGGATGATGCGCTCATTACCGAAGCAGCCTCCGTGACCTCCGATGCATCGAACCAGTATTCGGACGATACCGCGGCATTATCCGGTTCCAGTGCGGTTGCAACGACGCTGATAGCGACGGCATCGTCCGTCTCGGCGTTCCGCGCCACGACCGAAGCCTTCGGGAATACGCAATATTGATCGTCTTCCGTAAGAGCGATCATGCATTTCTCGATGTTTGTAACGCCGCGGGCTCGTTTCCATGATGTTTCCGTACCGGTTCCGCCCATAAATGCGGCTTTCGTTTCATAGTCGTATTGACCGATGGCGAAATTCATAGTGACTTCACCCATCTCTTTCGACTGGCGATATACACCGTCGGTCAGTTGATTTTTGTATTGTGTCGTGGACGGTTCGGCTTCGTCGAGGCTCCACGTGTCTTGGTGGACGTTCGGCACCTTCTTGGTGGTAGGGTCTTTGAGAATGGTTCCCAGCATCGTACCTGTCAGGTCTCCGGTGACTTTCTCGGGGTCTGCATGCCAGATGTTTTTGATGCCTACGGCTGTGATAGTTGCCATATTTTAATCTTTTTTTACGTTTAACACTCTGAATAGGGCCCGGACATAGATATAGTGGCATCCGAGGTCTTTGTCCTCTTCTCTGCCGATACCTTCATATCGATAACAATATGGTGTATTATCATATATTCCATAGGCCCACGGTTTAAATTTTGCTTTTGCGATTCGTTCAAGTTCACCCAGTCGTTTCAGGTTCGCTGTTCCTTTGACATCCGGAACACATAGATTCACCGAGATGTAACATGATTCCCAATAAGTCGCCGGAGATTGTTCCGACGGTGTTACGACTACGATCCGCTCGTCTTTTATTCGTCCTTCCGGAACATTCCATGTAGGAAATGTCTGGATTCCGAAATCGGCGCAGTCGTGAATCAGGATGTTCTGTGCTTCGTTGGTGGTTATCATTGTACAGTGCGTTTATAGCCATATTTTCGTATATTCATACCTTTGTCCGCTTTTGTAGAAGCCCTGCACGGGGTATGAGACCGAATCTTTCAGCGTGGTGCCGATAAGAGTGTCGGCGCGATGGTCGAATATGTTTTTCCCGCATCTGTCCAGGATGCGCACCTCCTCGTTTTCTTCGATTGGAAGCACATTAGCCGGCATAACTACTTCGTAGGTATATCTGATCACTTTTCCGTTAGGCGATTCGATAAACCGTGCTTTGCCGTCGTATCGGGCATTGCATTTGGTTACTGTCAGCCACTCGTTTGTATCGTGATTCCAGCGTTGAAGCGTATAGGGGAACCTAATCATAAATCTAAGAAGAATATCTGGGGTGTAGGATCGAATTCCGAAGCAATATCGGTAAGGCCGTTATCCTTTGCGAGAGCGTGTATGCGGCGGCGCAGTTCCTCGACATCGTAGCCGAAAGAGCATCCGCCGTTGCTTTCGGATGAAAGGACGATAAGCTGTTTTAGGACATCGATAGCGGCTTTTGCCACAGGCACCTTGTTGGACGAAGAATACTCTTCGTCCGCCGATAGCCCCGTGTCCATGCAGGCTACTGCAACTAAGTTGTCATCCACGTCATAGGGATAGAGCCGAGCCGATATTACTTCAGAATTCCTCATTGTCGGTGGGTTTAACCGTTCATCGTCGATAGATCGAAAATGGCGATCTTGTTCGGTGCCGTGAAGTTGGGAATCCATTCGGCTCCATACTCCATAAAGCGGCCCTCGTCGGTTCGCCAGTTCGAAGTCCACATTCCACCATCGAGGCGCGTGTACGTCTTTCCCGGCACGGGGTCTGAGATTTCATAAGGCTCATGCCACATCATCTTGCCGATCTTGTCTTGCGGGAGTAGCGTGATGCGGTCATCCTTGAAAACCTGTTTGTTCGTGCCATCTTCCAGCGCAACCATGTCGTCGATGATGCGGATAGGCGGAAGCCCGATGCCGGAGAACACTTGATTGGCCATCGCGTCGGTGATGAGTCCGCCGGCCAAAGCAACTTGTGCTCCCGACATAATCATCTTATAGGTTGACTTGAACTCAGATGAGCCGACGATGTTCTTGGTGAATGTCGAACGGGACATCTCCATGACAGAAAATCTGCCCATTGTCGGGCGCAGGGCCTCGATCTGCTTTTTTAGATAGGTAATGAAGTTGTCCTTATCCCCCGTTGTCGGCTTGATCTTCTTAACGGGTAGTTCCATGTCGAGCAATGTGATTCCCTGCGGATTGTCTGCGAGCGCTACGGAAGCTATGCCGTCCGAACGAAGGTCACCGACAACGATGTCCATACGTTTGTGCGGCGCGAGGCGAATTTGGCGGACGTCATCCACGATATAATCGATGATTGCGTTTAAGGCCGCCACTTGATCGGCGGGGCGCGCTGCGTTGAACTTATCGATGAGTGACTTAATCATATCCAGACGGTCATTGTCCATCTGGTAGCGGTCCCCTAAATATGCGACCTCTCCGTATCCGCTTCCGAGCGATTTGCGTTGACGCAGGGGTTTGTTGGAATTCCGATCGATGATCGAGCCGGCCGTAACACCGGTGACGGTGCCGAGGTAGGCTTTGAAAACGCGGGATTTGGTCTCTTCGAAGTCGAGATAACGCTTCCAAAAAATCTCGTCGTCACGGGTTACCATCGAACGGTCAATGACTGCCTTGAAGACTTCTGTATTGTTGAAAAGGGTTTCGAGTGTCAGTTTCATTGTCGTTGTGGTTTAGATAGTGAAAAGGAATCGGGCCGTAAGGGTCTCCTTGTCTTTGGCCGAGATGGGTACATAAAGTTTCGACTCCTGCACCTCATAGGCCCTGCCGATGGCAGTGACCGTTGCACCTGTCTCTACTTTCGTTACAGCGTAATTGAGGAAGTTTGCGGTAACCTTAGGTGTCGTACCGTCTACTGCTGCTGCTTCGAAGAGAATGTCCCCTGCTTCCGGCGTGAGATTGGCAGCACTCATCGTGAGTTCGTCATAGTTGGCATTGGTGGTACTGATGCTCGAAACGGTTGCACCGCTTGTACCGTCGCCCAGGTGCATACCTTTGTAGGCAAGCGACCCTTTTGCGATTTTGATCTTTGTTCCGGATGACACTTTCTCTACTACTTTGACGTTCTTTACCGCGGATGCTTTGCGCGTTGTTAGATCGACATGCAGAGGCGTTAGCGGCATCAGCATCGTCCCGGTCGGGACATTTGCGTCCTCGAAGTTGAAACCTCCGGAGAGTCGATACACCGTATCGACTCGGCACAGTTCTCGCAGTACGTCTTCCGGATTCAGTTCATAATGAAATCCTGCTGGCATTTTTTACGGTTTTTTTGATTTGACAATTTGTTCTGTCCCCTGCTCAATCAGTTTGGCGATGTCACTTCCGTTATCGGTCATGCCGCCACCCTGTGCGGGCGGTTCGGAAAACTCAAAACCTGCGTCCGCCAATTCCTGTCTTGTACTTTTGAAATATTCATCCAAATCGGCGTCTTGGGTGATGTTTAACTTGGCGGCGAATTTCTCGGGAATTCCGTACTCTTGGGCTTTCGATGCGATGGCTGCGGCTCGCTGTGCGGCTTGCTGATTCTGTCGTGCGGCAGCTGCCTGCTCCTCTCGGAGGGTTTTTAGTATTTCCGCTTTGAATGCTTCGGCATCGAAGGGTTCTTCGGGTTCGTTTAGATTACTCTGGCTGCCCCCATTACCAGTCGTCGCGTTGCTATTGGCTCTTGCTTCTTCTACGGCTGACGTTACCCGTCGGTCAATCTCAGCCTGCATTGCTGAAAGGGCTGACTTCTGCCCCTCGACAATAGTGTCGAAGTTCTCGTCGTTTACCAATCCGGTTGCGGCCAGCGACTCGGCCACCCCCTCGATTGCTTTTGCGCTAAACCCCAGGTTGCTGAACTTGGTTTTCAGCGCGGAAAAGATTTTTTCTTTCATGTTTTTTCGTTCTATATGGTTTTGGATAAGTCATCATATCCACATTAAAAAGGTCTGCCGGCTAATGCCAACAGACCCTCCTAACCTAACAACTGCATGGAAGTTATTTCGTTCTATGTCTGTTGGCCTATATCTTCATAGGCTCTGCGACAAAAATCTATACATTCGGCACATTATCCAAATTATTTTATATAAAATCAAGTAAAAAACAAAGTTTTTTCTCCATTATGATGCTTAATTTGGATGAGTTTGTTGATATTGAGATGCTGTTGTCCTATTTGTTTGATTGTTCCCTAACTAAAACACCCGATTTTCTTCATTTTTTGTTCAAAAATGTTAATCTGTGGACTCGGAAGCATTGCTTGTCGATTTGTCCGTCTGCTCTTCTTGGATCTCCCTGATCTCGTCATCTACGTCATCGACCAGCCCTGCCATAATGACTCCTGTTTTAAGGGATGCAATAGGCTGCCCGCAAGCATCTGTGGCATTCTTGATCTTCTCGGCGATGTCGTCGATGGTGAACGGTTGTATTTCAGTCTCTATGTCAATAGTTTGTGACGCTTGCATGAATTCAGCATTGAGCGATCCCACAGCAGATACAAGGAAGTTATATCGACGTTGGATATGTTCCCCGATAACCTCGGCGTGGTTATCTATTGCGAGGTCTGTACCCATGAATAAGAAGCGGAAGGCTCGGCCGGAAGGGACGTCACCCAATCCTTTCAAAGAATCCAGGGACAGTTGGGGTGTATTGGTGAGTTGGTAGGCTTTGCTCCACAACCCTTCCAGCTCCAAGCGCACGGCATCGCTCGCCTGATCCCAATTCAGGTAGTACACCTTGCCGCCGTTGGTGATCTTGATGAGACGGTTTTTCCCCGATTGTTGTGGGGTTCCATGTATTTCTCCTTCGAGAATCAAATAAGGAAAGAAGCATCTGTCGATGCAATCTGCAAAGTTAGACATCAGGCGCTCCAAGCGCTCTCGAATGGGCTTGATGTTGTGACATAGAGCTTTGGGACGCCATGAGTAGATGGTCGGATTCTTTATAAACCCATGTTTGAATTCGTTGACTTTTATCCAGTCTGATTCCATACGCCATTGATAGACTTTTTCATCTGTCACGGTCATGAAATAGGTTGTCTCCGTGCCGTCAGCCTCTTTTACGGAGTATTCGCGGCTTAATGCCAGATAGTCACCTTTATCGTCGAAAAGAGGGTATAATTTATCGCCACGAAACGGCGACCATATTGCACACCGAAGCTTGAATTGAGGCATTACATTCCCACCAAGCGCCCCTTTCACCTTTGCGAGAATCTTGCGCCAAAATCCCTCGTCTTTGACGACATACCAGTATTCGGCTACTTCGGTTTCGGAGAGCCACGACCGAACGATGCGTTTATTGTTGTAACGCATCTTGTTCTTCTTGTTGATGCTGTTTATAATGGACAGCAGGGCTTTTTCCTTGTCATCATTGGGGTTGCAATTAATTTTTGGGTCATTACCCACAGCCCATGCAGTGTGAATGTTGACAATATCCTGTTCCAACGGCAACATGATGCGGTTTGTAGGGTTGATGTCGTCTTTCTTGTATTGAGGAGGGATTATTTTCCCTGTTTTTGGGTCTTGACGGCCCTCCTCGACGATCACTTTGTTGTCGGGGCGAATTTCGGGATCCATGACGTCATGTTTGTCTGGGTCCCAATCTTTATATAGGGCTTGTGCATTCGGAAGCGGGGTGCGGCGATATTTTAGATAATATATCTTTTCTGCCTCCGAGGGCATGGAAAGGATTTCTTTTAGGGTTTTCATGTCGTTTCGTTTGTTTATGGTGCCTTGCTTCAATACAGGGTATTGGGTTGTTATTAAAAGTATCCTTCGTAATTCTTAACCTGCTTAATCTTACCCAGAATCATTCCTAAGACATAATAACGTACAGCATCTATAAGGTGATCTGCCTGTCCATCTTTGGGCATGTTGATAGGGTGTCCGTCTTTATCTTCATCCCATACATAATTTCGGAATTCCATTAACATATTGTAAGAGCGTTCGGTAACATATATTTCCATTTCGAGCATCTTTTCGATGCCTGCAATAATGGATCGTCCGCTTTTATCAACTGGGTATATTGCTATTCCGGCGTTTCCGATCTCATCAACTAACCGAGGGTCTGCGGATTCAGACATAACCTTTAAATCGGGGTATTTTTTGAGCTCAGAAATAATCTCATTGGTGAGCATGTGGGTCTTATAGCACAATTCATCAATATAAAGAGCATTGCCTATAACTCCGCATTTGGCTATTGCCGTAGGGTCATTCGAATATCCGAAGTCTTGGCATAACGCAACTTGTTCACACCATTGCGGAAATTCTTTTACTGTGTTTATTTTCTTGAAAATAGCGCCTTCTGCTACATCTACCCACTTACCCATTACGACGTGCGCGTACTTGTCCGGATTCTCCACTTTCATGCGTTCGATCTCCCGCAGAAACTCGTCGGACAGGTTGTCGAGGTTATCGAGATAGGTAGTATGAATATGCAGGACATTGGGATGTGTGCTGATCTGCACGTCTACGCCGTCAATATTCACCAGTTTGTGGGTTTTCTCAATATACTTGCGATAGATGAAGTGGTTGGAATCCGTCGGGTTCATGATGATGATAACTCTGTTCTGAATTCCTTTTTGGCGGATAGAAAGTACGAGTTTATCGAAATCCGCTTCGCTTGTCCACTCCTCAGCTTCGTCGCATACAAATGTTGTGATGCCCTGTATGGATTTCAGCTTTGCCGTCTGATTACCTGATGATGTTTTGATGCCTCGGAATAGAACTCGACTTCCAGATACGACGTTTTCAATATCTGTTTTTGTGATATTGAAAAATTCTCCCGTACCATCGGCTTCTATCTTCTCGGTAAATTCTGGGATTACTGAAATAGCAGCCGACGCCATCGTGTAACGGCAATACAGGATGACGTGGCCAGCCTCGAAGGAGAGCCGCTCGATGAAAGTTCCGGCGTTAAATGATTTGCCCGAACCTCGGCCTCCCGTAATAAGGATGATGAAGTGATCGGTATCTTCATATAATGGCAGATATATATCCTGCGGTTGTATCATTTCTTTTGCAATCGAGCTTTGATCCATTCTCTTACTGGGATAGAGCCCTTGAATTCAATAGGCCCTTCGTCCTTCCCCGTCAGAGGTTGCGACGCTTTACCGAACAGACGATCGAATAGAGAATCGAGGGTCGTGGTACGTCCAGCATTGGCATCCTTAACGACAGCCCGAACTACACCAACAATCCAAATTGGTGTATTCTTGCTGTCGGCGAGTTTTTTGAGGTTATCGAGGGGCTGCTCTAATAGGAATTGGATCAGCTTGAAATAGTCCTCTTTGCTCAATTCTGCTTTGGCCTCCGTGCCGAGCAGTTTTTTTATATGGTTGTACAGAGAAGGCTTCCGGCCGGGATTTTTCGGCGGATTGGTACTGGAAAATCTGGTTCTTTTTCCCAATTCACATATATCTTTTCTTCCTGCCATTTTAACCTTTTTATAACCTTTTATACCTGTTTCTTATATCTGCGTTTCTGTAAATATTCATATTCACGACGATCTCTTGTCCATCGTCCTGCGATACCTCGGTAAAATGTATGAGTTGTGCCATCTCCCCAATTAAATTTAACAATGGTTTTCCCTTGTGATTCAGCCTTTCGCAGTGTAGAGTTGAGATCGGCGGTTCTTCTCATATAGAATTGTAAAGCCGTCTCGTTTTTTCTGGAAGCCACGCTTCTTATCCCTCCACTTGTTTTCGCCATATCATTTTATAGTTATGTTGTATCTTTTCTTTAATAATCTGCGGGCAGCTTGGACTGATTGATTATCCGGATGTCCTCTTGCCGCACTCAACAATGCTTCCATTGTTGTTGAGCGGGGACGTTTTATTTTGCCTGCTTTCACCAAATTTTCATATTCGGCTATGGCGTTGTTTCTTCTTTTGTGATATTCATTGCGGGCTACGTCGGCTTCTCGTTCAAATTTTTTACGACCACGAGCTGTTAACCGGATGTTCCGCCACTTATCATCCGTAAAATCACTGATTGGAGACTGAAGTCCTCGCTTCCCCAGATACTCATCAAGAGATATTTCTTTGGGGTGTTTATTTCCTCGTATCGAACCGCTTGTTTTAGCCATTGTGTTTTGTTGTCATTAATTGTTCGACATACACAAGGCTGTGTGTTGCACAATACTCTTGGACGATCTTTCCGCCTCCGTAAATGATAAGGTTCGGGGTATCTTTACCTGAAATCTCTTTCGCTATCTGATGCTCGGCTTTCAGGTATTCGAGTCGATCGGCATATCCTCGCGTGAAAAAAGCATTGTATCCATCGGGAATGCCCATGCGGTTGTATTCATAGAATTTCCGAGAGACATTCAAGTCGGCATATATAGAGATTCCGCATTCCTGAAAGTAGCGGGAAATCCACCGCTTCTTGTAGATTTGTTGTAGTCCCCACGCTATGGGGGTCGTGTCGAATAATGACAAATTCGGTTCTACGGCTGCTACGCATCCGCTATTCAATACCTTTGTCGGGTCTTTCCATATCGCCTCGAAGCGATAATCGTCTACATAGAAATGATAGGTGGATACACCTTTCTTTTGCCGTGATTCGGCGCCGTAAGGAGCGAATGGCAGTTGCAATTTACCGGCTTGCATGTCGAGGAGTAAATTCGGAATCTCGAAAAGATTGTTACTCTCGTAGATGCAGTCGGTGAGCATTAATTGATAGAATATGCTTCTATCTTCCTTATTTTCTGGATTGTCGTTGCCTGATTTATTATCTGAGGCCTCCCCGGATGCTACCGTTCCAACCTCTTCATCAAATGCAGGCATGTCTAAACCGATCTCCTCGAAGTTTATATCCTCCCATTTATCGTCTTGCAAGACTTCGAAATCCCATTCCCCGTTGTTGATGTTATCACGCAAAATGATGTCATTTTCTTCTTGCTCGTCGAGGTTATCATAGATAATAACCGGAACCGATTTGAGCCCTATTTTTTTTGCGGCTTTAAGCCGTTGATTGCCGCATATGACGATTTCTGCTCCGGTTCGTGTGGATATGGCAATAGGGCGATGCTTCCAAAATCCGTGAGAACGGATTGAAAACATTAGACGTTCCATATCTTCCTCGGATATACGCCGGGGGTTACCTGGAAGCAATAGGAGTTCAGAAACCTTTCTGGTTATTATTTCGCTTGCATCCGCCATGTCCTTTCGTCGGAATCCGTGCCCTGCGTCATTGCAGGCTTACAAAGGCAAAGGTGCAACGCTTCGGCACATTATGCAATCTTTGCCGAAAAATTATTGCAAACGACATTTCTTTTCTGCTGTCGTAACCCCGTCGGCCGTATTACCGACGGGAACATCTGTATTTCAACGCAGAGTATTGAAAGTACAGGGGCTCTATATTAGGTTCAGTAGCTTGAAGCATCGCCACTCTTGGCGCTCGGTGTCGTAATACACTTGTACGGTGTCGTTCTTCTTGCGGGTGTCGTTGCCTTCGATGGGCGGTACTATGTCAGAGCGCAGCGTGCCCCACGCTTCACGCAGGGTGCCGTCCACCTTGCGAAAGTAGAACCGCACTACCTCAGTGTGCATATTTCGTACAAGGTTGAAGTTGCGCCACGCGAGTTTGAGGCACTCGCCGAATGCCTGGCGGGTCGTGCGATAGAATCGCCATGCCATGCACATGATGTTTGATAGATCGGTCGGTTTCATTGTGGTTAAGGTTAAAAGTTAGCTTTGAGTTTTAACAGTCGTAATACTTCGCGTAATTCGCTGTTGGTGTATTTCTCGGCGATATCTCGTGATACCCCGTTCAGGTTCATGGCGAGCTCGATTGCTCGGACTTTTGATACTTTCGGGGCGGGTTTGCGTAATTTCATAGTCGTGTTATTTATCGAGAATTGTGATAATTCGTTTGATACATTCTTTCTGTTCTTTGAGCAAGGTAGCCCCGAGGGGCTACCCTTATTGTCTCGTCGCTTATAGCATTGATTTGGGTATTGCTGGCAGCGAACACCAGAATTTGACATCTGAATCGTTTACGCAATTAGCCCAATGCCATCGTGCACAGTTAGGGTCGGTCTCATCATGGGGTATTCGCTTGGTAATATGCACGCAAGGGCGCAAGCCTTGATGTTTCTGCTCGACTACAAGAACCCTTTGCTTCATATCGGGTAATGCTTCATTTACGTCTGTCCATTTCATAATACTTTGTTTTTAAGTTTCACCACCGGCGGCAGGTTGCCGCCACGCTTCGGGCTTGAGGTCTGTTTATAGCCGCCCGAACGGCTTTATTCGAGGTCAAGGCGATAGAGCAGCAGTATGCCGTTGTCGCTATCTGCTATATGCAGAACTCTCGTAGGCTCTATTTTCTCGAAGAACGACGAGAATATGTCGTCTTTCTCTGCATAGACGTATGCCCACTGGCCTTTCAGCTCGATTTCTTCTTTGGTGCCGAAATGGGCGACGGTATTGCCTACGTCTTCAACAAGTCCCCATTGGCCATTGTCCATACCATCACGATTGATTGCGTCGATCACTTTAAATGCAAATGCGTTCATAGGTCTATTGTTTTTATTTGTTAGTTCAACATTTTCTTCAACCAGTCAGCAGCTTCTTTGTCTTCTTTGCCGTCCTTGTCATAAACCGCTTCAACGGCTACCGTTTCGTCCTCAGTAGACCAGCTCGGCGCCGTCCAGTAGTCGCCCTTGTCCTCGACGATCTCGGCGTCGTATGCGATAACGGCCGTAATACCGTTACTCTCGATCTCGAAGGTCTCGGCTTCGCCGTTGAGCTTCGTAATGTACGCTGCCGCCTGCTTGGCGAGGTTTTGCATCGTGGTATAGGTTGCCGTTGTCATAGTTATTATAG